GCCCGTCCATGCACGAGCGCCCGGCGCGCGGGACCCGACACCAGATCGGGCACCGTGCGCCAGGCGGCCGCGCGGAACAGCTCGGCCGCCGAGCGGATCAAAGCTCCTCTCCGCAGAACGGGCAGTACTTGACGTCCTCGATGTAGGCGTCCGCCGTCACATCGGCGCTGACGGTGTCGCCGCACGAGTCGTTGACCGAGATGTCTAGCATCACGCTGGTATCCAGCTCGACCCTGACGATCGGTTCGCCGTCATATCGGCGCGTCAGGGTCATGGAACCAACGGACCAGTTGTGGGCGCCTCGGTCGGGCGCAGAGTGGATGGACGCGATGCGCGACCCACCGCAGAAGTAGCAGCTCATTCGCCATCACCCGCGAGCAGGGAGTGAATGCGGTAGCAGATGCTGTGGAGCGCCCTCGCTTGGCACAACGTGCCGCCGCACCCGTCAGCGCAGGCATCACACATCCCAGAGACAACGTTGTAGGCGTGCGTCGGTTCTTCGCTGGCAGGGCAGTTCATAGCAGCTTCGATATCGTTCATCAGGGCGCCGAACGTATCCGGGCGGATCAAGTGCATCTCGTCCACCCTCACGACCCCCTCATCGCAGCTGGCACGCCAAATCCACAGCCTCGATTTCGAGATGCCGCAGGGCTCCCTTGGCCTCTTTGAACCACTCGTTCCTATCTCTCATTTCTCGCTCCATTCCTTCACGATCTCCTTCTCCTCCGCGACCATGATCAGCGCCTTGTTGAGGCATCGCCTCGCCTGGCGCAGCTCATCGCAGATGTCGCACCCCTGTCGCAGCCTGTCGCACTCCCTGAGCGACCTCTTGGCGTCCTCGAGCCTGCCGATGGCGAGGTCAATCCAATCGGAGGGGCCGCACGCGTAGCTCATCGGGACTCACCCCTCACGCCGAAGATGTCGGCCAGGATGTCGCCCGGCGTGGCCACGAACGGCTCGAGGCTGATCGGGTCGTAAGTCACCTCGAGGTAGCCTGGGTAGCCGATCGTCACGCCCGTGGGCTCGCGCCCCGGAAGGAGCTGGTAGCCCCAGGCCACGCTCACCCTGTGCTCGTCCAGGATGGTCTCGGTGCGCTCCACGCGAAACCTGTAGCCGCCCACCCGCTCCGTGTCGTACGTGTCGTCGGCCCAGGGAATCTGGTGCCTGTCGAGGGCGTCGCGGTAGGCCCTCATCACCGCTGAGATCTCGGTCAAAACCTCTCTCACTCTCCTATCTCAAAAGAATTAGGTGTTCTTTGCGCCGGGGGCTTCCCCGACGGCGTCGTTTCCGCCCTCTAGCGGCGGGAACCCCATCGCCTGCTGGCCCAGCTGCCCGGCCGCCGTTGGCACACTTTTGGCATACCTCCAGCTTGGCTCCTCTCCGCGCGCGAGCTTGGCGATGTCCTCGTACAGGTCGGCCTTCTGCTTCCGGCTGGCACGCGCCGCGGCAAGCTTCTGTTTCTTTGCCAGCAGAACGGCCTCCCTGCTCGACATGACGTTCGCCATGTAGATGCGCGTTATGTCGAGCGGCCGGCCGTGGGCGGGGTCGGCCTTCTCGTTCCTGAGCATCTCCATGAGGGTGATCATGACGCCTCCGCTATCTGGCGCTCGAGCTCGGCTATGAGCTCGTCATCGGTCTTTACGGGCTGCCACACGGACGCACGCTCGACCTCCTGCGAGGTCTGCCCGCCCCGTGCCTTGCGGTCGGCATCGAAGCCGACCTGCTTGCGGCTCCAGTTGCGGGCGAGCGCCCACACGTCGGTCACGGGCAGGCCGCTCGGCAGCGTCCACCCCTGCGCGGCGTAGTGGTCGAAGAACTGGCGGGCGTCGCCCCGGAGGCAGTTGGCGGCGAAGTACGCCTCCACGTCCTCGGCCGACGGGGGCTCGAAGCCATCGGGTGCTTGGCGGGCCGCGCTATAGCCCGCTAGGGCTATCTCCTTCTCCTTCTCTTTCTGTCGGCTACCCTCTCGCCTGCTGGGTAGGCAACCCCCTTGGCTACCCCCTTGGGTAGCGGCGCTGCCGCCTGCCTTGGCGGCCCTAGCCTTCCCCCCAAGGCTGCCGTTGACCATGGCGTCGATGCGGCCCCTTGCGAAGGTGAACGCCGCCATGGTCGTCGGCTTCAGCTTGGGCTCGACGCCCTCGTAGCCGTAGCGCAGCATCGCCCACGCGAGCGCCATGCCCTCCCTGTCGCCCAGGGCGCGGCAGCCCTCGTAGAAGTCCCTGTTGAAGTTGAAGTTATTCATCCGTATCACCTCCGCAGATCGAATCGGTAAAGGCCGCGGCGGCGGCCTGGTCGCGGCCCGGCATGACCGAGCCGTAGATGTCGAGCGTCGTCTTGACGCTCGCGTGCCCCAGGCGCTCCTGGATGGTCCTCATGTCGAACCCGTTCATGAGCAGCCACGAGGCGTGCGTGTGCCTCAGGGAATGGAACACCGTCTCCTCCGGCAGCCCCAGGTCCCTCACGAGCGACTTGAAGCGGCTCGTCACGGTGCTCGGTCGCGCGATGGCTCCGGCGGGCCCGAAGGTCACCACCAGCGCCGCCGGGCCCTTGCGCGAGAGCCATGTGTCCTGCCACTCCAGGTGGCGCTGCAGCTGCGCCTCCACAGCCGGGGCGAGCGCCACGTTGCGCACGCGCCTGCCCTTGGTGTAGGCCTGCCGGTGCAGCTCAGGGTGCTCGACCGCCTGCCCCACGACGTGCAGGTCGTGCAGGGAGCGGCGCCAGTCTCGGCGCTGCAGCCCGCAGATCTCCCCGCAGCGAAGGCCGGTGTTGAGGGCGAGGTAGACCGCCAAGGCCTCGGTGCGCCGCGAGATGTTGGCGCCTGAGGCGGATCGCGAGGACATGGCGGAGACCAGAGCACGGGACAGCTCGTCGGTGTCGAGCTCGGACAGCGCGAAGGGCTCCACGGGGTCGGGCGAGGGCGCGGGCACGTCGAGCATGATGTCGCGGCCCAGCGCCGGCCGCCACGAGCGGTAGGCGCCCTTGAGCAGCGCGTGCATCTTGAGCAGCGTCTTGGGCGACAGCCCCTTGCCCGTCCTGGGCGCGAGCAGCATGCGGTACGCCGCCGACACGTCCCATGGCTCCAGTTGGTCGTAGGGAAGCCGGCCGATGGTCGGCTCCACCATCGTCCTGACCACGCTGCGGTACGTGGCCACCGAGTTGTCGGACAGGCCGTTGACGGGGTCCGAGATGTACGTCTCGAGCATCGAGGACAGGCGCTTGGAGCTGTCCCGTGCGGAGGAAGGGTCGAACGTGGCCGCCCACCTGTCGCACTCCGCCTGCGCCTGCTCGCGCGTCAGCTCCGCATCCCACGACCTGTACGGCCTGATCCGCCTGCCGGTCACGCGGTCGGTGCCCATGTAGGGGCGGGCGAACCAGCGCCCGTCCTCCCCGCGCCGCACGACCGCCCGGCGCTCACTAGGAGAGGTCACTGGCGGCGAGCTCCTTAGCGATGTGCGCGATCTTGTCGCGATCATCGAGATTGATGTCCAGGAGCAGCTCACCGGCATCGGAAGGGCTTACCGCAGCGAGCATGACCTGCCCCCTGGCCTCGGTCTCATCGATACCGAGCTTGACCATGACCCTGACCACCTCGCTAACGAAGCACCGCATGATGTCGAGGACAATGGGCTGGGTCATGCAGCCGCCTGAAAAAAACAACACACCGTCATCGGTGTCTCCGGCGCAGAAGAGCGCATCCGCCTCGAACTCCACTGGTTCGACGTTCTCGCGCTCAATCGTCACCTTCAGCTTCTTGCTACTCATCCTTCTCCTCCTTGAAACTCGCCTGCACCCTCTCCATGAGCCACACGTCCTCCTCGCCGGGCTCGAAGCCCGCGGAGCAGAAGACGTCATAGTGGTCGAGCCACGCCTCCGCGTCGTCGCCGCCCCAGCGGTTGTTGAGCTGGGCCATGTCCTTGGCCGCCGCCATGAGCCAGCAGCCGGCCTCGTACTCGTTGGGCTTGCACGCCTTGAGGTTGCGGGCGAACTCGTCGCGTACGGCACCGAAGCGCTCCTCGTTCTCGGGGTTGCTGTCGCCGCCCATCGCCGCGAGCAGCGCGGGCGGGTCCTCACGGCCCACGCGCACCTCCATCATGAGGTCCTTGGACATGGCAAAGGCGCCGGACGCCACGAAGCCGATCAGGCTCCTGTACAGGCCCTTGAGCGCGGCATCCTCGCGCGCGGCCTCCTGCTCGGCTCGGATCTCCTCCTCGGTCTTCTCGGGCTCGGCATCTTCGCCGCCCTTCGGAGCGAAGAAGTCCCAGTAGCGGTCATTCCACACGGCAACGGTGCCAGCGGGATACTCCTTGTCCTCGAGCTTCGCGGCAACGAGGCCGAGGTGTGCCCAGTCCTTGTAGGTGAACCCCTCGGGCTTTTCCTTCACGACCGGGATTCCCGCATCGCCGAAGGCGTCGTAGTCCTCGGCCTTGGCCTCCTCGCGCTCGTTGCGGCGGCGGATGCTGTCGGCCTTGCCCGCCCAGCCGTCACCGGCGGCGAGGACCGCCTCGATATCCTTCTCGTCGTCGAAGGCGCTCGCGGCCTCGAGCTGGTCGAGCGTCACCTGGCGGCCCTCGATGCTCCCGCGCAGCTTGCGCGCGGCGCGGATCTGCCCGGCGGTGGCACGGCTCGCG